CCACCCAATCGCGGAAGGTGGAGCGCCAGCCGTGCGGCACTTCGGTGCGCTTGAGGCGGCGCATCACCGCCGTCAGCGTCATGTCGGAAAGTGGGGTATTGCGGCTGGAAGGGAACACCAAGTCGCAGCCCTCAAAGCGTGGCTGCTGTCGCAGCAGCTCCACCGCCTGCAGCGGCAATGGAATGCGGTGCTCCTTCTTAGCCTTCATCCGATGCTTGGGGACCACCCACACAGCGTTGTCCAGGTCCAGCTCGGACCAGCATGCGCCGCGGGCCTCGCCAGATCTGCCGGCCGTCAATATCTGCAGCTGCAGCGCCAAAGACCCCTGGCCGCTTTGGGCACAGATCATCTGCCACACCGCCTGCGCTTCGGCCAAAGGCACAGCCGCCAAGTGATTGACTGGTGAAACCTTGTCAGGCGATGGCAGCAGCAAATCCAGATGATCCCGCCATCTGGCGGGGTTGGGCCCCTCGCGGAAGCCTTGCACCTTGGCCCAGTTCAAAACCTGCTCCATGCGCCCACGCAGGCGCGAAGCCGTCTCAGTCTTGTTGCGCCAAATCGGGTCAAGGATCTGCAGGATGTGCCGCTGCTCCACCGCGGCCACCGGCATATTGCCAATCACGGGGTTGGCATAGGTGGCGATGGTGTTGACCCACTGCAGCCGGTGCTTGGCATTGCGCCATCCATCCTCATGCGCGGCAATGAATCGTTCAGCAGCCTGGCTGAAAGTGACCGCCTTAGCGGCAGCCACCACCACCGCTTCACGGTGGGTGCTGCGCTGGTCGATCGGGTCAATGCCGACACGGATCTGGCCGCGGGCGTTGCGTGCTGTCTCCCGCGCCTCGGCCAGCGACACGGCGGGGTAGCTTCCCAAGCCCATGCGCCTGCGCTTGCCAGCCAATACAAAGCGCAGCACCCATACTTTGGATGCCCCAATGATCTGCAATTGCAGACCAGGCACGCCGCCCACCGCGTAGGCGCCTTCCTCTTTGAGCCTGGAGACTGCCATTGCGGACAGCTCTTTTGCAATCTTTGCCATAACAGAAAAACTTATAGGCCATCCTATAGGCCTTAAGTTGCTGATAGTAGCTGATCGCAGATGATCATTAAAGACCAACTGCTTTTCAGATTTCCCAATGAAAAAGCCCCTCTCGGGGCTTTTATGGACTCTTAATAATCCGTGA